TCAGATTTACCTGATTGATCACATCTAGCTCCTTTACTTCGTTTATCCTCCATATTTTTCACTTTAAAAATATTATATTCATTTTTAAAAGACCCAACAAACCCGACATATTTATTAAAGTCGCTAATTGATATAATAAGATCTTTTAAATTATCTTTTAAATCAATGTAATCTTCTTGCTCTCCTATTTTCCATTCTTTATCATCTTTAACAATTAATACTTGTTTATTGTTTTTTGGAACAATAATACCATTAATGTCTTTATTTGTCATTATACGAGATTGATAATATGATTTTAATCTAGTTTCATCGGCATTTAAGTTTTCAGTAAAGAATATATAATTTAATACTAATAATGTTTTATCAAATGTTAAATATTCCAAAATATGTTCAACTATAAACTTTTTATATAACTCACTATTAATATTGAAGTTTGTTTCTAAATATTTGGTATGATGTAACATTGCGGCATACTTATACCAATTATCCTCTCCTCTTTCAACTGAATTTATTTTTTCGTTAGAAATTTTAATTTGGTCCAATATATCAACAATTTCTCTAGGTTTTCTAGTATCATCTGAACCATCAACAATATTTTGTTTTATTTCTAATGGTTTTTCATATTCTATAAGTGGAAATGATACTTGTTCATGTTTATAGTCGATGGGATTTCTTCTATCAAATACACTGATGCTTTCATTATTCAATTCTATCGGTTGAAATAGATAATATTGCTCAATATTTACTAAATGTCCTAATCTACCGAATCTATCCGATATAAATTCGTTCTGATCTGTAATTAATATTTCCAATGCAGCATTAATTTGCACTAATGGATAATCTTTTACAACATTTATTTCACTAATTAATATGTCTTTTTTGAAAAAGAATCGTTTCTTAAACAAGTCACGAATGCGTTGTATAATCTTATCAGTATTTATTAATATAAATGATTCATCGTATGTATCCAATTTTATATCACTTTCTTCTATTTTTTTATATGGCTTGCATTTAAAATTACATGTTTCCATGTAATCACATGAAACTGTATTTGGTTTATCACCGATTGGAAAATCTATAACAATGCGATTAGATAATTCTTGTTTTACAATAGTATTCATACTTTCTTCAGTAAAGTTTGTTTGATCAATATTTAAAATACAATCAACTGATGATTCTTTTAATATTCTACTAACCCGACCAATTTGCACAGCTTTCATTTCTGCTAATCTATAAATATATAAATCCACTGCTTCATCATCATTATTATCAAATAATGTTCCATATAAAAATATTTCCACATTGCGTTGTTTAAAAGGCAACAATTTGTGACTACATGTTCTAACGGCTCTTCCGATAATTTGCTCTATTAGGCTTAAATTATACCAAGGCTCTAATATATGAACTTGTCTTAAATTTTTATAATCAATACCTTCTGAACCAGTCATAGAAATTAATACTACTTTGATTTTTTCACCGTTTTTATTATTTTCATCAGTTAAATTTTTTAAATCAAATACTTTATCGGGTGATAAAGCTTTATCACCAGTAATCATTGTGTAGGTTGCAGGTTTGAAATTTTCAGGATTTTCCATATTGCTTTTAGATACTAATGTTTCTGAATCTATAACATCAACTGGTGGTGTTTTAAATAAATTGGGTGTTTTTGTACCAAATCGTCTAAATCCAATTTCTTCTAATGCTAATGCTATAGGAATTAAACCACCATCAATAAATTGACTATATACTAATACTATACCAGTCGAATTGAGAATATTATCAACAATGCCTTTAATCTTTGCACTGTAATTTCCAATTTTATCAGGAGAAAATATTCGCCCATATTTTTCAGATTTATATTCAAAGTTCTTTCTAGTAGGTGGATTAGTTGTTTCAGTATACTTCATAGTTTTTCGCAAACCTTCGCTTCCTAACAATATTTTCCCATCCACTTTCTTACCATCATCGAAATCAGAATTAGGGTATACCATATTTAATGCTTGAAGAGGTTTTTGAAGTACGGTATATCCAAATGAATCAAGTGAGTCAAATATAGATGTACCATCTTTATTTTTTTTCGACTTATCTTTTATTTCATTCAGTATATATTCATATCCCTTTTCTTGATATGAACCACAAATATTAACATAAACATCTAAATGTTCCAATGGTTGTATAATAGCTTTTCCGTTTAATTGTTTTCTTGGATAAGTTAATTCCTTAAATGTATTTTTGAGAGAAAATAAGGAAGGGAATATTCTATATGGAAATGTATATGGATTTTCACCCCTTACAAATGATACATATCCTGTGGCCTTTCTTCTAATTATTTCTTCACCGATATTTGTTCCATCGGGAGCAATAAGTAGATTACCGTCTTTATCAAAAATGTCAGATAATTCGATTGTAGATCTACGGTCATTCATATTCATTACATTCAATAACCAAACAATTTCCTTATAACTGTTATACATTGGTGTTGCAGAGAGAAATAACAACCGTAAATTGTCAACATATTTCACTAATTTAAATAATTCATTTGTAATTCTTTTATCTTGTTTTTCATCGCCAATTCTAATATTGTGAACTTCATCAATAATAATTAATCGATTGTTAAAATTTTTTTTTAGTTTTTTTACCATTTCCTTTTTACTTAATTCTTTACCATCGTCTGTTGATTTTTTAACAATATAATTTGCAAATTCAATATATCCTAAAAATAAATATGCATTATTAATGATACGATTTATTTGTTTAATGACTTTCTCTCTACTTAACCCTTTCATATTCATAGGATTAATTTCCTTTAAATATTTATTTCCAGTACAAGCTGTTAAATTCCATAAGCCATCAACTAATTTTAATTTTCTATCATCAAATAGCTGTAATTTAAAATTATCTTGAACATTGGGAGATGCAACAACAATTATGCGTTGTGTAATACCTAATTGTTTTAAGTATGTTCTCATTTCTTCAGATACACTAATTGCACTACATGTTTTACCAGTTCCTAAACCATGGTATAATAGAAGGCTATTATATGGTGTCTGAAAACTTAAAAAATTTCTAACAAATATTTGATGTGGTGCTAATTCAAAATCAGATTGACATAATTTATTAGCTTGTTCTTCAATATCATAAATAGTACCATCATATTTATTGTCATTAAACTCTTTTTTTTGAGAAATTTTAATATTAAATGCTGGATCATCTAATGATGGATATAAAGAGTCATATGTACCTTCATTATCAGATATGATTTTTCTAGATAATAATTCTTTTTTATTTAAAAAAGTATTATAAGATTTATCATCTTGTAAAAAATCTATCTTTTCAAATTCATCATTAAAAACTGTTTCAATATTGTCTTCGGTTAATTCTGGAATATTCCTTGTAATATTTAACTTCCTAGGTTTCTTTTTTGTTTTTTCCATAATACTTATATATTATCAATATAATCTATATCGTTGTAATACATTATTGACATTATTTAAAATGGTTATTTTTTCTAAATTATAAGGTCTGATCTTCTTTAAACAATCATCTACTGAAAACCATTGTAAATCACTTATTTCAGTTTCTTGATAATTATTACTAATTTTAATATTAGAATCAATATAGCCTAAAAAATATTTATGTTTGTATGATTTCATATTAGATCCTGTAAATATCTCTTCATATGGAATAATATTTTGAATTAGTTTCACATTAGAACGTAAATATCCGGTTTCTTCTTCAAATTCTCGCAATGCACAATTTAAATCTTTTTCTTGATAGTTGCGTCTTCCTTTAGGAAATCCCCATTCAGTTTCTTCCCATGTACTATCACTTGTATTAATAATTTTTTCTAAATCATATGATTCTCTATTTTCAATACCTTCTTTTAATAAGTCAAACTTTTCTTTAGATATTTTTTCTTCTCCTCTATATTGAATACCAACTTGTTCTCCCCATAAATGTTTCCACAATTCATCAAATGTAGATACTTTTATTAATTCTTTTTCGCTATTTGACATCTCATTAAAAATATTTATCAAATATTCATAATTATTTATGGGATATTTCCCTCTCATGAATTCTACAAAGCCTAGACTATGTTTTCGTCTAATTAATAAATATTGTAAATTATTTTCAAACATTCTAAACACAATTATTCCTATACTTGTAATTGGATGTTTACAATTATGAAATGCATGTCCTGTTTTACCACAATTATTACAAAAGTTAAATGATTTATTATTATTCATAGTTCGTTATATGTTTATTTAGTTATCTTTTTATATTGTTTCATTTTAATGACAGAAAAATCTTTTGATCCAGAAGTATGGGGTCCACATTATTGGTTTTTTTTAATGACATTAGCTGTGTCATACCCACTTAAAGCCAATGAAACTACCAAAAAAAAATATTATGACTTTATAATTAATTTACCACTTTTTATACCTCATCCTAAAATTGGTAATAATTTTAGTGCATTAATCGACAAATATCCAGTATCACCGTATTTAGAAGGAAAAGATTCTTTTTTAAAATGGGTTCATTTCATTCATAATAAAATTAATATTGAAATAGGAAAGGACGAAAAAACATTAACTGAAGCATTAGACATATATTATGAATTATATAAACCAAAGGAAATTATTATACGCGAACAGGTTAAATATAGAAAAAAATTATTATTTGGGGGCGTAACTATAATATTACTTTTAGGTAGTTATTATTTATATAAAAAATAATTCTCTCTACAATATAAGTATTATTCATGAAAAATAAAAGAACTATTAAAAAGTATAATAAATCTAGAAGTAGATTAGGCGGTGAAGCAATTGCATCTGGGGGTTTTGGATGTATATTTAAACCTGCGTTAAAATGTAAAACAAAAAAATCTAGAATTAATGGTGTCAGTAAAATGTCTATTAAAGATAATGGAGTACAAGAAATGCAGGAAATTAATAATATTAAGCAACGATTAAAATCTATTAAACATTATAATGACTATTATTTGTTAGATATTGAAATGTGTGCTCCTGATAAATTAACTACTGATGATCTCGATAAATTCGATGAAAAATGTTATGCATTAACCAGACATAATATTAATGAGAAAAATGTAAATAGTAAGCTAAATGATTTAACTATTTTAAATATGCAAGATGCGGGTATTGATTTAAAAGATTGGCTGGTTGTTGATAATAGCATTAGTAAAGACAAAATTTTTTTATTAAATGACCTAATTGTCAAATTATTAAAAAATGGTATTCGACCTATGAATGAAGCGGGTGTTATACATAATGATTTAAAAGACAGAAATATTATGGTTGATTCTCATAAGAATATTCGTGTAATTGATTGGGGCTTGTCTGGTGTAGTAAATAATAATAAAATACCCAAGGAAATAATGAATAGACCTCTTCAATTTAATACACCATTTTCATCTATGCTTCTCTCTGATGAATTTAAATTAAATTATGATATATTTTTACAATCTGTCAAGGATAAAACTATTATATTTAATAGAATGAACATTAGAAATTATGTAATAAATGAATATTTAATTAAATTAGCCAGATATTATGGATATTATGATGATAATGTTGAAATTTTTAATATACTTTTTAAACCAAGTATAAGTGAAGAAACATTTTTATCTGAATCAAAAAGAGATGATTTAATTGAATATGGATATTATTTGTATTATTTATCTAATTATATAACCGATATATTAGTAAGATATACAAATGATAAATTAGAATTTAATAGAGATAAATATTTTATGAATGCATATTTATTTAATAGTGATATTTTTGGATTAATGACAGTTTATTATAATTTTTTCGAGGTAAAATTTGAAAACATAGATTTACCAGAATCGGTTAAAAAAATATATCTAAATCGTATTAGAACAGTTATTGTAGAACATATATTCTCTAATGGTGCTGATAAAATAAACTTAAATAAATTGATTACTGATATAAAAGATCTCTCTAAATTTTTAAGAAGTAATGTTAAATATTCCACAAAATCATTATCGCAACACACTAGTAAACATAATAGGTCGAGATCAATATTCAGATCTAAATCCAAATCTAGATCCAATTCTAGATCCAGATCCAATTCTAGATCCAAGTCTAAACTTGAAGTGGATTTAAATGCTGTTGTTAGTAAAACAAGTAAACTATAATATGAATAAAAAAACCTTTATTAATATTATATGAAACTAGAACTATTAATTTTAGCAATAACTGGATTTTTTATAGCAAATACTTACTACGACGGCAATTATATCAAATTAATTCAATCATGGCAGAAATATTTCAAAATGATTGGATTTGCATTTGCAGGTTTAAGTATGTATTTATTCATAAAGAAAAATCCAAATGAATCACAATCCTTGGTTCAACAAGCAACTAATATAATTAAACACATGCCTTCGTCCAAATCACCTTTAGATATATTCACACCATTTACTGATTTCACAAATCAAACACCATTTATGCCTTCTAATGAACAACATCAAGTTAATAGAATAATGGAATCAGGTAAAACAGGAACAAAACGATGTGTTAGTGAAACTAAGAAAAAATTCGTAGCTGCTGATCAAAGTTGGAAATGTGGTCATTGTAAGCAACAATTACCTGGATGGTTTGAAGTAGATCATAAAATAAGATTAGAACATGGTGGATCAAATCATGTTGATAATTTAGTAGCTTTGTGTAGAGATTGTCATGGAAAAAAAACGGCGATGGAAAATCTCTAATTTAT